ACGATTGATCGCGCTCTGGGTGTAGTTCCCAATTCAATTTAATTGTATGGAATCCATTTATCTCTGCTTCAGCTTCTGCCCATGTTTGATGAAACCAGTTACCTACTCCGTTCGGTGTAGACAAAACTATAGCTCCCCCACCCGTTGATAATGTTGCTTGCGATGCTATCCAAATTTCTTCAATGTTACGAATAAATGCTGCCTCATCTATAATAAGCAATGATAAGGCTTCTGAACGTGCTCCTGTTGTGGCAGATGATACTGCTTTAATTTGCGAGCCATTTTTAAATTTAAGAGATAATTTATTGTCTGCTTCAATTGTACCTTTTAACCAACTAGGTAAATTGTCGTGCATTACTCGCACTTTAGTTACTAGGTTTTTTGCTACTTCTTGTGTTGTTGCAATAACAAGTACGTTGAAGTCTTCAGCAAACAACATGCTCCATAATGCAAATCCTGCTGATAGTGTTGATATTCCTAGCTGTCTTGATTTAAGTATAACACTATATCGATTATCTCGTAAATCAGTTAATGAATCTTCTTGGAATGGAAAAAGATTAAATTTAATTTTTCCGCGTTTTGGATGTTGTATATAACAATATTGTTTCATAAAAAAAACAGGATCTTTAGCACACATCATATATTGTTGCTCAATAATCTGTTTTATGTTTGTAGACATATTGTTTATTTTATAAGTTGATTAACTAGAATGCCGGCTCCTAATGCTGATAAAAATCCTGTACCATACCACAATCCTTTTTTATCATACCACTTTGGTTGCAATAGTTTTTCTCGAGCTACATACATATCAACGTTATCTTGCAACAATTTAATTTGGGTATTTTTATACTGTAATTGTATTGAATCCAATTTAATTAAAGTATTTTGTGTATGTAATGCTGTGTCATATGATTTAATTAAATTGTTATTAATATCATCAGCAGCCCAAAGTGAATCTAATACAAATGATATATCAGCAAGTTCTTGTTGAGTAAAACATGTATCAGGTATTTGTTTTTTTGTTTGTGTAAATGCTATTACCGGAAACAATATTATGATTAATAATTTTTTCATTTTGTTTGTTTTTTGCTACGACGTATATTTTTTAAAATATTTTGTTTGGCATTTTCAATTGGAACTTCCTCAACAATTAAATTGTCTTTAGCTTCTTGCAAATCCACAATCGCAGCTGTTTGTTTAGCTAAGTCTTTTTTTGTTGTAATTCTAGTTTCTTCTACTACTTCAATTTTACCTTGCAATTTATCAATTGTTGAGTTGTTATCATCAATTTGTTTTGCAGTTTTTCTTAATTTTTTACTAGTAATCTTTGACGATGTTACTGCAAAAATACCTAATAGAGCTATAATTGCACCTACTATTACTGCCCAATATTTTTTAATTGTTTTCATTTTTTGTTTCTTTATTTAAATTATTTAAAAAATCTTCTTTAAATTTATTGAATTGTGCTTGTACTGTTTCTTCAAATTCTTCAGGTGACATTTTTTCTCCCCAAGATTCAACATCTCCATTCGTACTACTAACAAATTGAGATGCTTGTGTATATGTTTGTTTTAACATGTTAACATCTCTTTCTGCTGATTCTAACCATGCTAATGCATTTTCGCGTATCTTTTGTTGTTCGTATGCAGCATAGGTTCCGGATTTTTTCATGTCATGTTCCATGTCAATTGTACAATCAAAACACATTCCGTGAATTTTTTGCATCTTTAAATCTAAACGATGTGTGCCGGGGCATGTACATGTTTCTTTACGACAATTAGGAAATGCTCGTAATGAATCTCGAAGTTCTTGAAATACTTCTGAATTTTTTGTTTTCTTTACTCGATAGCCATCTCGTTGTTCTATAACATATGTAATACCAGAAGTAATATCAGTATCTTCCCATATGTCTCCAACTTCGTGGCGCTCATTTGTTTTTGCTGTTTTTTCAACATCAGAAAATCCAATTGATTTCTTAGTTTGAAATTTATGATTGCCTTCCAACATTTGTTGGATTGCCTTTACATTTTGTAACTTTTTAGACATATAACTTTATTTATTTTCTGGCTGCTCCGATGTATCAATTACATTTTTATATTTTTTTGCAACCATTTTTAATACTAATTTATAAAAATTTTTCGCATCTGCTGGCTCTGCATCTTTCATTGCTGATTCTAAAGCTTTACCAACTGTTTTGGTTCTAGAAATATTTCCTGTTTCTTTTTGTAAATGATTTACAAATTTTTGAATAGCAATTGCATTTTTTTCTTCAGGTGGTAATTCGCTGACTGCATCTGCTGCAGGCGCTGCTGCTGTTGGAGCTGATGCTGTTGGTGCTGCTGTATCAGGTGTTGAAGTTGCAGTATCTACTGGTGCTGATGCATCAGGTGTTGAAGTTGCAGTAGCATCTGGTGCTGCATCGGTTGGTGCTGCATCGGTTGGAGCTGCGTCCGTTGGAGCCGGAGCTTCTTCTGCAGGAGCTTCATCTTCTGGTTTTGTTGCAGCTGCTTGTTCTTTTAAAACTTTAGAAATTTTTCTACGTATATATTCTCTAACTAAACGTTCTTTTCCTTCTTTAGTTAATTTTTCAATTTTATCTTTAACTGAATCAACTAAATCTTTTTCTTCTTCTTCTTGACGTTTCTTCAATCGTTTTGCAGCAGTTTTAGGATCATATTCACCATTTTCTAAATCACTATATAAACGATCATCATCTTTATATGTAGGATACATTTTACCGTCATCTTGCATTTCTTTATCAGTTTTGCGAAAAGTAGTTAAATGAGCATCACCTGTAGTATTAGGGTTTAATCCGCCTTCTTTGTCGTCTAACGTATAATCTTTAATATCTTTACGATAAGTAGGTTTACTATTTTCTGGTTTTTTGTATTTGCTTTTGTGTTTTTCAGCCATGATTCTAATCCATTTTTATATAAATATGTTATCGTGTATATTTCAATACTCCTAGTAATTGATTAATTGGTGCAAAAGAACCAGTTAATTTATATGTATGTCCGCCGTATACGAATACTAATCCTTCTGATGGTACTATAGAATCAAATCCACCTAGACGTTCTACTCGTTTAAGTTCAAATTCTAATTTTTTAATATTAGCAATATTACCACTTGCTTGTATATCTTTAATTAATTCAGCCAATTCTGTTTTTATTTCCTGAACTGTATTGGAAGGATTTGCTGCTAAAAAGTTTTCTGCATTTTTTAATACTACTACGCCTAATCTTAAAAAGATAGTTTCAAATGGTTCCATGTTCTGTTTTTGATAAACTTTAAAATCTTTTTTATCAAATTCAGACATCCATGCTACAAATTCAGGATTAGTTATTTCTTTTTTAAGTAATGAAATATTGGTAGATTTATTGTTAAATGCCCATCGATATATTAATGCAGTTAAAACATTTTCTGGAATTTCATATCCAAAACTTTGGGCTTTTGTTTTAATAACATCACCCCACCATGCCTTATGATATTCAGTTACAAGGTCGGTTGGTTTTAAACCAAATTTATTTTGTAATTGATCAATTTCACTAAAAAATGCAGCTTGTTGATCTTCAAAATCATAAACCCTACCTAATTTTATTTTTTGTGGTGGTATAAATGAAAATGTTTTTTGCATATGTGCATTTGCATCTTGTATAATTTTTTGCATCATCGCACCACCAGTTAAATCAGTTTCTACTAGTTTTCCAGCGTCATCATATTCAGCTAAATTATGAAATTGTAAATGAGCCTTATCATATGAAATTACATTTTTAGTTGCTGGATAAATAATTTCCATGTTAGCAAATATTCTTCCGTTTTTAAATATTTCATTCAACTGATTTTCTGGAATAGATCTAAATGCTTCGGTTAAATCTTCAGCGCATGCTTGATATGCATCTACTACTCGTTGATAATTTACTCCTGCTTCAGCTCCTTTTTCTGCTATAGCTTTTTGTTGTTTGCGTTGAAAATCTGCAATAATTTCAGACGTTGTCATTGGATTAATTATAGTGCC